TTAATTGGTGTCTGAAGAATCGGCTTTTTTCTTTTCTTGGTCTTTGATGAATTGCCAGAAGGTTAACATTTCGCGTTTACGCTCCTCGGGTGCATCCAGATAATCCTTGAAAAATAGCCCATGCTCCGGATTGTTTAAAAAAGCTTCAAACTCAGACAGCTCAGATAATGATGAAGACGAAGTGTCTTCTGCGCCTCCATTGGCCAGACGGTCCATTTCTTCGGTAGTGATCCCTAAAGCACGGCAAACCTTAAGAACATTATCAACAGAAGCTCCTCCAACACCCCGCATTAGTATGGACCTCAGCGTAGTATAAGGAATTCCTGCCTTCTCTGAAAAAGCCTTGGTGTTCAGGCCGGTTTCCTCAATTAATCGCTTTAAGACTTCAGCCCGTTGCACACGCAGTCCTCCTCATAATAACCGATATACGCTACTTCGTATTATCTTCTTTTATTTTAAGGAGATTGAAGGCAAAAGTAAATATGCATTTTCGTATTATATAGGATCATAAAGCTTGACATAATGCGAAATTGAGCATAACATAAATAAAAAATACGAAATTGAGTATCGATTAGCATAATTTTTATGAGAGAGGGTAATCAACATGAGCATGATTGAGCAGGAGTTTAGGATATTACTCAATTCTGATTACGGTCTAGGAATGCTTCCGGAATACCAAAAATCATTAAAAGGTGTAGAACAATTGTACAAAGGTGCGGATGCAGATGATAAGAAGGTAATCGCCGGAATGGTCAGTGACTGCAAATATGTGATTGAGTGGCTGAGCAGCGGACGCCGGCCGGGGAACAAGCGGGGAATTGAACGGCGTGCGGGTTACGAGCGGGAAATTCTTTTAGAGCCCATTCGTATGCAAAATTTCACTGGCCGTTTCAAGGCAGTCCCTTCAGAGGGCATATCGGAGGATCAGCGCTTTCAACTGGAACAGGTTCTCGGGCTGTTAAGCAGAAGGGAGCGGGAGTGCTATATGCTGGCTAACGGCGAAGGATTCTCGCATGTTGCTATTGCTGGAATGCTCATGATTTCGGCAGGCAGCGTAAGTGAGTACATCCAGCGGGCACAAAAAAAGATCAGCTCTGTAATGGAGGAGTATAGGTCCCTTATCTGACAAAGTGAGCTTTTTTATAAATAAAAAACTGGGTTTGTCTAGTGAAAGCCCCTAATAAATAGAAGGGAGGTTAACCAACGTAAATAAGGAGGGCGACAGTGACCATTACATTATTAATTTTGGCCATTCAAAAGTTTCTGCAAAAGGAGTTGGCTGATGATACGCAGCCCGTTCCCCCAGTTCAGCTGGGATATCTTCCAACGAATACAAGCGTAAACTCGGTCTATCCAGTAATCATGATTAGGCCTGCAGAGGGTGAGGGAGATTCAGGTCACGGGCAAATTCAAATTAAACTTCAATTTGGAACTTCCTCCGAAGATGATACCGGCTTAATTGTTCTGATTAATCTGATGGAGCGGGTACGTATCCTGCTATTGCGCCAGAGAGTTCTTGAACAGAAATTCAGTTTGGACGCCAGTTGGACATGGAAGCTTGACGAAGAGCACCCTTCAGCAGTGTGGAGGGGCGAACTTACAACAACCTGGGCATTGCCCCAAATTCGACAGGAGGTAGTATTGTGAATTCTATTGAAAATGAAGACCAGCAACAAACTCAGCGGGAGCCGATCCGGATTTATCTGGGGCCTAACCTGCGTGGCGGCCAACTGCTGCAATCCACCGTATTCCGTTCAGGTATTCCATCTTATTTAACGCCGTTAATGGCTGAACAGCCGGATGTGGCGGAACTGATTGTACCTGTTGATGAAATGACGGAAGTGCAGGAGCGCATCCTTCAAGCGGGTACCGCTGAATATACAGTCTATCAAAGGCTTCTAGGGAAGGGGAACTAATCAATGGCATTTAAACATGGTGTAAGCATTATTGAACAATCAACTTCGGTTCTGGCTCCGGCAAAAGCAACAAGCGGTATTCCTTTTGCAGTAGGTACGGCTCCGCTCCATCTGGCGACGAAGGCTGTACCCGTTAATACTCCCGTGCTTGTGAATAACTACGCGGAAGCCGTTGCGGCTCTAGGATATAGTGAAGACTGGTCAAAATACACGCTGAGTGAGTTAGTATATTCTCATTTTGCCTTGTACGAGAGAGCTCCCATGATCCTGGTCAATGTGCTTGACCCGGCTGTCCATAAGACAACGGTTGCCCCTGCGGCGATGACGGTCAGTAATCGGCTGGCGACCGTACAAGCCGAAGGCGTGTTGCTGTCAACGCTGGTTGTTAAATCTTCAGATGGCGCTTCTACTTATGTGTCCGGTACGGATTACACGGCTGCTTTTGATGAGAATGGACATGTACTGATTACTACGAAGTCTTCTGGGGCTATTGCAGCCAATGCAGATCAGCTATCCGTCGGATATGACAAACTGAATGCCGGTGCTGTAGAAGCTGAGGATATCATTGGAGGCGTAACCGCTTCGGGTGAATACACTGGTTTTGAACTGGTTCATCAAGCTTACCCGCGTTTCGGGATCCTTCCGGATCTGCTGCTGGCCCCGGGCTGGTCGCATTTACCTGCGGTTGCTGCAGTGATGAAGGCGAAGGCCGGAAATATTAACGGGAATTTCAAAGCGATTGCCCTGACGGATATTGATCCATCCCGATCTTATACAGAGGCCGGTACTTGGAAAGCTAACAATAGCTACACGGGTGCTCTGCAAGTTGCTGCTTACCCGATGCTGACGCTTGGGGATAAAAAATATCATTTCTCCACTCAGCTTGCCGGCCTTATTGCTGCGGCGGATGCCGATAATGGCGGTATCCCTTTTGTATCGCCTTCTAATAAGCCTCTACAGGCGGATGGCACTGCACTATCCGATGGGACAAGCCAATTCCTCGGAATTGATCAGGCCAGCTTCCTGAACAGTACAGGCATTGTAACTGCACTTAACCTGGGAACGAGCGGCTGGAAAAGCTGGGGAAATAACACCGCTGCTTATCCGGGTGTAACCGATCCTAAAGACAGCTTTATTCCGGTCCGCCGGATGTTCAACTGGATTGGCAACAGTCTGATTCTGACTTACATGCAGAAGGTGGATGACCCAATGAACAAACGGCTGGTAGCTGCGGTTACGGATTCAGTCAATATCTGGCTGAACGGACTGACAGCATCGGGGGCTCTGTTGGGCGGTCGGGTAGAATTCAATGAATCCGAGAATCCGGTGACAGATCTGATGGCCGGTAAAATTACATTCCATCTGCATCTTACGCCGCCTGGACCGGCACAGGAGATTTCCTTCCTGCTTGAATACGACACAACATACTTGGCTGCGCTGGTAGCGTAGAAGGAGGAGCAATAATGCCAAACAGATCAGAACGGGTTATTGATTATTCAGTGTACTTGAATGCCGCCGATTACTTGGGAACAGCAACCGCGACCTTGCCGGAAATTACTTACCTGGTAGATACCATCAAAGGGGGCGGGATTGCCGGAGAAATGGCGGCGCCTTCTCCAGGGTATACGGGAGCGATGAGTCTGGCGCTTAAATGGCGCACGATCGAGAAGGCAGCAGCCTCTCTACTGGCACCGAAGGTCCACACGTTGGATCTGCGTGCTTCCATTCAGACGTTCGATACCGCGACAAGTGAATACCGCGAGGTGCCGTTTAAGGTTACTGTCCGGGCGAGACCGCTCGGCTTGACACTCGGTAATCTGGAGACCGGAGCAGCAATGGATACTACCAACAACTTCTCGGTTAACTATTTGAAGGTCACCCTGGATGGTGTCCAGGTACTGGAAATTGATAAGTATAACTACATTCATAAAGTATACGAAGTGGATTACCTTGCGGCTACTAAACAGAATCTTGGTCTATAAGGAGAGAGCACGATGGGAACAAAAGAATTGGAGGAGACCGGAGCGGAAGTATACACTTTCGCCCGGCCCGTCAACTTTGAGGGCGATACGTTTGAAAGCCTGAGTATTGATTTTGACAAGTTAACCGGCGAGGACATTCTCACCTGTGACCGGCAGTATCAGATGGAATCTGCCCGTCAATCCGGCGGGGAATTGATTAAAGAGACCAATAAAGCCTATCAGGCTTATATTGTGGCCAGGGCTGCTGGTGTTCATGTGGGGCTGATTAAAGCTCTGCCAGCTAAGGATTTCACAAAACTGACCTTACAGGCACAAAGTTTTTTGCTGCTGTAGGCTGCGGAGACGGCGATGGGATCAAAGACATCGCCGTCTCTTTGGCCATGCTTACCCATACTCCAATTCCCTATTTTCTCAGCTTGCCTGTTGAGGAACTGGGGGATTGGGCAGAGCGGGTGGCGAGAATTAAAGGAGGGAGGTAACTTATGGCAGGTTCAGGTTCAGGGAGTCCAAGCAGCATCAGTGAGCTCATTGTCCGGCTGAATGTATTGGTGAATCCCAATGTTCCCCGCTCTGTCGAGGAAGTGGAACAGCAAATTAAGGATTTGGAAGATGTGCTTAAGGGGCTGGCCAGGGCAGGCTACTTCGATCAACTGCGCGGAGATGCTGAGGATGCTGGTGACGAAGCCGAACAGCTCGGTGACAAACTTAAGGCTGCTTTCGAAAAAGTGGATTTCTCCATGCTGACTAAAGCGGTTGAACCCCTAAAAGAGGTATGGACCGCTGTGAACGATTCTGCCGGGGCAATGGCGCAGCTTCAGGCATCAACCGGATTAACCGCTGCTGAAATGAGCGGAATGAAAGAGATCTCCGATAGCCTGTACAGTCAGAATTACGGTAAAAACTTCGAAGATATCGGTGAGGCGGTTGGAACGGTACAGCAAGTTCTGGGCCAAACCGGAGATGAACTGGAGAAGACCACCCAGACGGCTATGACGTATCGCGATGTTTTTAAGGGGGATATATCAGACTCTGTACAAGCCGTTGATGCGATGATGCAAAAGTTCGGCATCTCTTCAGAGCAGGCCTATAATCTGATGGCTCAAGGTGCGCAGAAGGGGATGAATACGTCCGGCGGGCTTCTAAGTACCGTAGAGAAGTACAGCGCTGACTTCAAAAGAATGGGCTATTCTGCTGACGAGATGTTTGAGTTGTTGAGCTCTGGCATGGACAATGGGGGGGATTCCCTTGAAGGTCTTGCCGGGGTTGTGAAGAAATTCAGCTCAACAGTGAAAGAGGGCTCAGATTCCACAAAGGCCGCCGTCTATGAGCTGTTTGCACCTGAGCAGCTGAACCAATTCAGTGCTGCACTTGTAAGCGGCGGAACGAAGTCGAAGGAATTCGGCGAATTGGTGAAAGTGGCCGGGAAGAATGGAGCTGTTGCCCTGGTCAAGGATTTGAAGGCGGGCGGAGACTCGGCGAGCAAGGCCATGCTTCAACTGCGCAAGACAATGGGTAGCGGGGATGAAATCTTCAAAGGGCTGGCAGACGGGTCTATGACCGGTAAGGATGCCATGAATCAGGTGATTGGCAAATTAAAAGCAATTAAAGATCCGGTTCATCAAGCGGCCCTTGCCAGCGCTATATTCGGGGCTCAGTTTGAGGAAATCGGAAATAAAGCGGTGTTGTCGCTGGGCCAGACGCGGCATCAGTTTGATATGACCCGGCAAACGATGGATGAAGTGTCTGCGATTAAGGACAATACGCTAACCGAGCAATTTTCAGCCATAGGGCGGGAGTTGATGTCCGGTCTTGTGGTTCCTCTGGGAGAGAGCGTGATGCCGGCGCTTCAGGGGCTGACTAGCTGGGCGTCAGACAACAAAGAAGTGCTGATGGTCATCGGTCTCGCCGTTCCTGCTGCGATGCTGGCCACAAAAACAGTGAAGATTGTTCAGGAGTTCTCCACGATCATTAAGGCGGCCAGCGCGGCCAGCGGAGCGGCTGGAGGATTTGCAGGTGCACTGGGATTGCTGACGAATCCCGTAGGTCTCGCTGTTGCCGGTGTGGGGCTGGTCACAGCCGGGGTCATCGCCTTCAAAAAGCATCAGGAGGATGCGCGCCAGGAGCTTTTGAATATGGGAGGTACACTGGAAGAATCCTATGCTAATTATTCAGGGATTGAAGAAGCCAGTACCAAAACTCAAGGCTTGATTACCGAATATGACCGGTTGGCGAGGAAAATTAAGGATGTCAAAACCCCCGCTGCAGAATTGGCAGAAGCCAGACGAAAACAGAAGGATGTAGAGCAAAAGTTAATTGATATGAATCCGGGTATTCTGTCTGCTGAAGATTTGAAAAGTGGAAGATTTAGCGATCAGCTTGGGCTTGTCGGTAATCTGGCGAAAGCCCGTGAGGAGATAGGCAGACGAGAGTTAGAGCATGATGCACTTTCAGCACAGGCGAAATTGCCTGACTTGGAGGATGAATATACAGCATCGACCGAAAAACTCGCCAAGCAGAACGCTGAATATGAGACTAATAAGGTTAAATTTCAAGATTATCGTGAGTACGTGAATCAGCTTGATGAGATTTGGGCTGGACAGGGGAATGAGCAGCAAAAGCAAGTACAGATAGATGAAGTGCTGGGAAAAATAAATAAAGCCCAAAACACAGAATACTATGGAAAAGGCGCTACAACTATTGAGTGGATCAGAGAAGATTATGAAAAGTACAGGACATCCTTCGATGACCAAAACGCTAAAATCAAAGAAACCGAGGGTGACATAAACAAAGCAGAAAATAGCATGTTAACTTATTACAATTCCCAAAAAAAATTAATTGAGCTTAATCTCGGCGGAACCTTGGAAGAACAAGTAACAAAGTACAAGGATATGTCCGTTGTTCAAAAAGAACAGATTGATCAAGCAATATATAAAGTGGGAAATCTCACCAGTGAACTGGACAAAGTACCTGCCGAAAAGATGGTTAATATTATGGTCTTATGGCAGCAAACCGGACAGATTCCAAACTGGAAACTTACGGACGAAGAGTGGGGCGAAGTTCACAAGTCCATTAAAACTGATGGTACGCCCAATTCGCGTACTAAAGCTGGTCGAAAAGCGAATTACTTGGCGCAACATGATCCGGGTTTTGAAGGTTACGCTGAAGGCGGTATCGCATATGTTCCCTCTATTTTTGGTGAGGCTGGCCCCGAAATCGCCATTCCCTTGAACCGCAAGCCCCGGTCGAGGTCTTTGCTTGAGAAGGCAAATGATTTAATGGGATATAATAATAATTCCGTTAACAATGGGGATATTCATGTAACCTGGGCGCCTAGTGTAACCCTTCAGGGGGGCGATAAATCTGTAGCTGAACAGGTACGGGAGGCTTTAAGGCAGACAGAGGACGGATTCGAACGCCGGTTCAAGTCGATGCTGCTGCAACAGAGGCGGGTGAGCTTCCAATGATCTATAGAACGGTACAAGGCGATATGTGGGATGGGATTGCTTTTAAAATCTATGGAGATGCCCGTTACCTGACGCTGCTCCTGAATGCTAATCCGGCACATGCTGCTGTTAGTGTATTCTCAGGCAATATTGTACTGAATGTACCGGAGCTGCCCTCAGACATATCCAGTTCACTGCCTCCCTGGCGAAGGGAGTGAAGCACGTGGAACTTATGCAGGACGCACGCAGAGCGGTACTGGAACTGCGCTATAACGGAAAGGACGTTACGCAGGATATCACTAAATCGCTGACAGATTTTCAGTATAATGATGCTGCTTCAGGTTCATTAGATGATCTTACAGTCACGCTTGAGGATAGGGAGCGCAATTGGCAGGGGCCTTGGTCTCCGGTTGAAGGCGATCAATTGGTTGCTGCGATCCGGACGGTCAACTGGGACAAGCCGGGTGAAATCAAGAAGCTGCCGCTGGGCACCTTTGAGGTAGACAGTATTGATTTTAGCGGTCCTCCCGACACGATCTCGATTAAGGCGGTCTCGCTTCCCGTGACCTCCGAGGTTCGGATGCAGCGAAGCTCGCGCAGCTGGGAGAAAACCAATCTGAAAACAGTAGCCGCCCAAGTGGCCAAACGCGCGAAGCTCAAATTAATCTACGAGGCACAGGACAACCCCTCTTATGATCGGCTGGAGCAGTCGGAGGTGTCGGACTTGGCCTTTTTGATGAACACAGCCACACAAGAAGGTATCGCGATAAAAGTCTCTTCTGGAAGCCTGGTGCTTTTTGATGAACAGGAATATGAACAAAAGGCAGCGGTGGCCACGATCGTGCGGGGGGAGACCAATGTGACGGATTACAGCTTCGCTTACAATACGGCCTATGCAGCTTTTCGGGCATGTACAGTGACGTATACTCCTCCACAGGGCAAAGAGTCCTTGAAGGCCACGTATACCCCTCAAGGCGCGCCTAAGAGCGGTCCAGTTCTTAAGATTAACGAACAGGTCGACTCACAGGCAGATGCGATGCGGCTGGCCCGTAAAAGGCTCCGGGAAAAGAATAAAGAGGGCGGCAAAGGTACTCTCTCGCTTATGGGAGATCTAAGGATGGCTGCGGGACTCACGATTAATATCAAAGGCTGGAAGCGGTTTGACGGCAAATACATTATTGAATCGGCAAGACACTCAATTGGAAGCAGCGGATATACAACCAGTCTGGACATTCGTAAAGTATTGGGGTGGTGAAAGGTGATACTTATTGGCAGAGTATCCACAGCTAATCCGGCAGCCGGAAGTGTCAGGGTTACTTTTGCAGACCGTGATGATATGGTTTCCGGTGAATTACCGGTTCTAACACCGGGCGGCTGGGGAAAAGGCAATGCAGTACCGTTGCCGGGAGAGCGTGTGCTGTGCGCTTTTTTGGATAATTCACGTTCCGCTGGCATCTGTTTGGGAAGCTACTATGCAGATGATAGTCAGCCTTCCGGCACCCAGGATCAGCGTGGGGTATGGTTCGAGGATGGCAGCTATGTCTATTATGACCGAACAGCCCAGAAGCTGAATGTTAAGGCAACCGGCGGGGTGTGGATCGAAGGAGACTTGACGGTTACCGGTAAGCTGTCTGCCAGCTCAGTTCATGATGGAGGAGGCAGAACCGGATGAGTAATAAGGATAGCAAAGAGCAGAAGCAAGATTACAAAATGAATAAGATTGGTAGTCTGGGACCAGTAGTGTTTGTCGTCGCTGAAGGTGCAATCCGTACTATAGATGAATTCAAGCGCAGCAGCTCCAGCCGTTGGGCCCAGCATGATATTATCGGCAAGAAGCCCAAGAAGGAATTTCTGGGACCGGGAGCAGATTCAGTTTCATTCTCGGTTCATTTCTCGGCGGCGCTTGGCCTTAATCCGCGCAAAGAGCTTGACAGGCTTACCGAGCTGGACCGTGCCGGCAAAGCGATGCCGTTAATCATAGGACGCAAAAATGTGGGGGTTGGGCTATGGGTGATCAGCAGTCTGTCGCAGGATTGGAACAGGCTGGATAGCATCGGCAATGTGCTGGACGCACAGGTCACGATCTCGCTTGAGGAGTATGTGAAATGATGTATACCGTAGATATGACTCAGCCCGCACTGATTGATTTTAGCCCGGCAACGGTAGAAGAGGAAGTTGCTCAGAATATAAGGATGATCCTTGCTACTCCGCTTGGCAGCGCACCATTAGCCCGGGGGATTGGCCTGGACTACTCCATTATTGATGAACCGGCATACATTGCTGAATCCCGCCTGACGGCAGCAATCATTACAGCCATAACGGAGCAGGAGCCGCGCGCAATAGTGGCCGATGTTTCTTTTCATAAGAATATAGAAGAACAGCTTACAGGCAGCTTGGCCGTTGTATTGAAATATAGCCTGGCAGAGGAGGAGTAGGAATTGGAATATGCTGAATTACCGGATATCCGCTTTTCGGAGGAGGATGCAGCAGCCATACAGCAAAATGTAATCACTGTATATGAAGGCCTTGCCGGACGCACTCTACAGCCTGCCGATCCGGTGCGGCTTTTTTTGTCTTCGCTCGCAGCGGTGATTATCCAGCAGAAGGTGTTGATCAATCAGACAGCCAAAGGAAATCTACTGCGGTATGCCTCCGGAACGTTGTTGGATCACATGGGGGCTTTTCAAGGATCGAAGCGGTTAGAGGCATCGGCGGCAATCGTTACGCTTGAGTTTGCTTTGTCCATTCCGCTGGCTTCAGCGACCCCGATACCGGCAGGGACACGCGTCGGAGTACAGGGAGGGAAGGGCACGATTTATTTTATAACCATGGAGTACTTAGAGATTCCTCCGGGAGAGACTGCGGGAATGATCAAGGCAAAATGCTCCGAATCGGGGACAACAGGGAACGGGTTCTTGCCCGGGCAGATTAATGTTCAAATGGACCCGCTGCCTTTTGTCCAGTCGGTAACGAATCTGACCACCAGCTCTGGCGGCGCTGCTGCTGAGACGGATGAAGCCTTCAAGGAACGTATCCGCCATGCGCCGGAATCGTACTCAACGGCCGGGCCTCAGGGAGCATATGAATTCTGGGCCAAATCCGCTTCCTCGGCAATTAAGGATGTTCATGCCTTCTCTCCGGCGCCCGGGCGTGTAACCGTGGTTCCGTTACTGGCAGAGGGGGAGATTCCAAACGAGGATGTCCTGAATTCTATTGCTGAGACTTTGGAAGACCGGGGAATCCGGCCGCTGACCGATCTGGTAACTGTGAGTGCGCCGCAGCCTGTCAGTTATAATACTGCGCTGACCTATTATATTAGCCGCAGCCGGGCTGCTGAGGTTCCGGGTATCCAGGCGGCAGTATCGGGAGCTGTTGCTGCTTATCAGCTATGGCAGCGCTCCAAGCTTGGCCGGGATATCAACCCGTCAGAGCTAATATCCCGTGTTATGGCTGCTGGGGCACTAAGGGTGACGGTAACAGAGCCCGTGTATAAAACCATATCCGCAACCCAAGTGGCTTTGGCCGGCGCAACGGCACTGACTTACGGGGGGCTGGCAGATGATTAATATCCAGACTTTAAGCCTGATCGATCTGCTGCCGCTTCCTATTCGTAAGGACCCTGCCATGGCTGCGGCTGCGGCTGCGTTAGATATACAGTTGCAAGAGACAAGCGCTATGATCGCCGGTCTGAATATATTCGGCCGATCAGCTGAATGGACGGATGCGGAAACGGATGAACTGGCCTGGCAATTCAAGCCGCCGTATTATGATCCGGCTCTGCCTGTGGAACAGAAGCGGCTGCTGATTCAAAATGCAATTCCTTTTCACAGACACAAAGGGACTGCCAGTGCAGTAGAAGATTTGATCGCCATCCTGTTTGGGCAGGGAGCAGTCGAAGAATGGTGGCAATATGGGGGAGAACCTTATCATTTCCGGGTCGTCACCAATAATGCCGATGTGACTGCTGTACGGGCGCAGGAGTTCATTGCCGCCGTGGATGCGGTCAAGAGGCTGTCAGCTGTGCTGGACAGCGTCACCATATCACAAGCGGAGCAACTGCCCTTGTACTTCGGCGGCTTTTTACATTTCGGGGAACACATTACGATTTAGGGAGGGAAGCATATGGCAGTATTTGGAGGCATGACATTAACGAATAAAGGTCTTGTGCTGCAGGGGAAGGCCCAAGCGGGGGGCAAGTTGAATTATACCCGCATTGCTGTAGGCGACGGTTCACTTACAGGACAAGCTGTTCCGGCGATGAATGGACTGATTTCGCAAAAAATCAATTTGCCGATTACACGAATAACTACACAGCCGCCTAATAAGGCGATTATTGGTTCGGTGCTGCGGAACGCGGATGTCTCTACAGGATTTTACTGGCGGGAGGTAGGTGTCTTTGCGCAAGACCCGGATGCCGGGGAAATTCTCTACGCCTACGCTAATGCCGGAGTAACCGCAGACTATATTCCGCCAGGCGGCGGATCAGACATTATCGAGAAAACGTTCGATTGTGTCGTAGTGATAGGCACAGCCGCTAATATTACCGCAGTCATTGATGAGTCGCTTGTTTTTGCCAAAAAATCTGAACTGGACGCAGTGGGTGCTGCCAAAGTAGATAAGGTTTCGGGCAAGGGGCTGTCTGCTAATGACTACACCACAGTCGAAAAGAATAAGCTGGCCGGGGTCACTGCGGGAGCAGGCGGGGCAGGCTCTGCCACGGACGCGGTTATTGGGAGCCGGACGATATCAGATACTACAGCACCAACAGGAGACAGTGGCACCGTTACCAATCTTCTGGGTTGGCTGGCGAACACGGTCAAATCCATTACAGGTAAGTCTTCCTGGCGGACTGCACCGGCCACAACACTGGAGGCGGCTAAAGCGCATGCGGATGATGCTACCCGGCATCTTACGGCGGCGGAGCGTACCGCATGGAACGCCAAAGAGACAACAGCGGGAGCGCAGGAGAAGGTGGATGCGGTGAAGGTTGCAGCTGCAACGGATGCAACCACGAAAGCGAATGCTGCTCAGGCAGCGGCTGCGACCGATGCAACTGCCAAAGCTAATACCGTGCAGGCCAATGTAACGAGCCATACGGGTAATACAACAGTTCATATCACCGCAGCAGAGAGGACGACATGGAACGCCAAGGCATCTACGACAGCGGCTACGATCAATACGCCGGGGCTGATGGCTGCAGCAGATAAGGCGAAGCTGGACGGAGTGGCCGCCGGGGCTAATAACTACACACATCCGGCTGCACATCCGCCGTCTATCATTGTGCAAGATGCGAATAACCGATTTGTTACTGATGCAGAAAAAACAACTTGGACATCCAAAGAAACACCCGAAGGGGCCCAAGCAAAAGTGAATGCTCATTCAAGTATTATGAGTGCTCATGGCGCTACAGCAACCGCAACGCCTAACCGTATGCTAATACGGGATGGAGCTGGGCGGGCACAGGTTGCAGTTCCAGCAATGGTAAACGATATAGCAACAAAAGGTTATGTTGACGATAACACAGGGGGGAGTGCCCGTACAGCAACGCTAATTGTGGCTGCTAGCAACAGTACGCAGGAAGGTAAAGACGGAGCGGACTTCGTTTGTTCCGGGGAAAATGATCAAATCTCGATCAATGCAGCTATTGCGGCGTTGCCTGCGAATGGGGGGGGGATTACTCTTCTAGAGGGTTCTTATAATATAACTTCTCCGGTAAAGATAAATAAAAACAATGTCTCTATTCGCGGAAACGGAAGTGGAACGGAATTAAAACGAGTATGGGTAGAGAAATATTTTGACGGAATGTTAATTGTCGCTGCTAATGGATGTACTATAGAAAATTTACAGATTAACGGTATGGCTGGTATGGTTCAAGGCAGTTACACCGGAATCTTTTTATCCAATCACAATATGTCGGAGGAAGGAGATGCCAAAAGAACGATAGTAAGGGGGAACTTTCTTGTTAATAATGGCCGAGGGATACACACTATAGACAATTACTATCAAAGCGGCGCGGGTACAAATATTATCTCAAATAATATTTGTACTGGAAATGGTTATGGAATTTCTATAACAGGTTCTTGTATGGTAATTTCAAATAATATTTGTCAAAACAACAATATAGGCATAGCCATTGAATATTCAAATGGACAAATAAATGAGGGGAATCTTATTATCGGCAACGATTGTCGAGAAAATGCTACAGGAATATTAGTGAGCCGAGGCTCTAATCTTATTATCGGGAATAATTGCGGCAAGTTCTGGGCTTGGCCAAAAAAGGGATATGGGGCCAACGAATATACTATAAGGGTAACAAGTGAAGATAATCTGATTACATCAAATATCTGTGAAGGTAAAGATGTAGTGGATGAAGGTACAGATAATATGATTACTAACAATAAATTTTTTGGGGGGTGAATTTATGCTTAGGATGGTCGGCAATACGGTCGAACTTTTTCGGTTTTGCGTGCAATGGGAAGAGGTACGACAAGAACAAACTATAGAGAAACGGGAGTATTGTGTATCTGTAGAACAAAAAAATAGTATTGAGCGAAGTCTGATGGACCAAGGAACTACGTTTATCACAATTACTGTGGACCAAACTAATAATGAATGGCTTCATGGTATGGAATTTGAAACAAGAGATGCCGCACTTAAAGCCTTAAATGCAGGTCGGCAAGCGTATCAGCAACAAATTGATATGAAAATACTGACGGAAAATATTAAGTTGCGGTCTGATATCGATTATCTTGTAATTATGTTGGGGGTTGATGGTATATGATATGGTTCGATCGCATCAAGTATTATTATGATAACGATCTTTGGGATATCAAGCGTTTACGAAATGTTGTAGGCAAGATTATTAATGAACAAGAATTTTTAGAAATCACTGGTCAGAAATATGAAGAAACCCCAAAGTAA